TCTCCAACGACGAGCTTGTAGAGGTTGCTTTTGGTGAACTTTACGCCGCTGTTGAACGCGAGGGCGAAGCCGCCGGCGTGGTACGTGCCAGTGTACCTGATTATCGCAAACCCATAGATGTCGCGGTTGTAATCGGTGGCGGGAATGGTGATGGCGTTTATCTTCCGACCTCTGGTGATGGCTGTGAACATCCCGGAAGTTATTCGGTACCCGGTGGTGCCGGAGTAGTTTCCAAACTCAGAGTCTAAGTTCGGCGCCTTATAGGCGTCTAGGGGGTAGAAATACAAGGAGTTGTAGACGTCTTCCGCGTACGCCATAGCCCACCACGACAGCAGATAGAGGTCGCCCATTCCGCTATCGTAGCCGCTCCAGTAGCGCGTGGCGAACACCTTCCCGGCGAAGGTACCAAGGTTGGCAATGTTTATGCTTGCGTCCTGCGGCGCCCCGGCGTTTGGGGAGTAGCTGACCTGATAGGCGTAAATGAGCCGTAGCCTCTGGTCCGAAGCTAGCGAGATGACCACGGGGTTACCCAGCCCGTCCCGGAACAGCTCCCTGGTCATCAGGTTGCCCCCTGCGCTACCGGAGGGACTGAACCCCCACTCGGTGAGGTTTCTGCCGCCCACCTGGGCTTCGGTGAACTCGCGCCTTTTTGTGATGATGAATGTTCCAACCCCGGGGCCGGAGGTGGACTGGCGCGCAATCGTGTCGGGTTCGCCGCTTACTCCGGCGTTCGTCCTCGCTACTTCGGCTACTAACCCCGTCTGGGTCGCATTCGGTGGCGTTGAGCCAGTGCCTACTACGGCGTAGTCGGCGAGCGAGATAAATCCTCTGCTCCCTATTAGCGCGTCATAGGTCTGGGTCAAGATGAGGTTGTGCTGTTCGGCCTCCTTCTCAACGACCCAAATCTTCCCCCTTCCGAGCCCGCCCGGGCCGGAGGTCAGGCGCTCCTTATAGCGCCCCACCTGCCAATGCAGGTGTTGCGGTTGCAGGCGGGCGCTGAATGTCGGTGGCGGCGGCAGAAGGGGCCGCACCACAACCCTCGGTATCCGGATTTCCTTGCCGGGCACGACAATCTTTCCCATGCTTCCTCCTTAGGCGAGTTCGTAGCTCCCTGTGGTTGGGGCAGAGAGGGTAGCCGAACCCAGGGCTTCGTAGCCAGAGGGGAAGTAGTTTGCCCCTCTCAAGTCCACGACCACCACTACCAGGGCGTAGGTTCCCGTGGTCGGGGCGGAGAGGGTAGCGGCGCCAAGGTTCTCCGTCCCAAGGTTCTGAACGACCGCGATAGGAACGTAGCTCCCCGTGGCGGGTGCCGATAGGGTGGCCGAGCCAATGCCCTCCGTCCCGAGGTCCACGATGACCACGATGGGGATGTAGTCCCCAGTAGCGGGAGCGGTAAGGGTAGCTTGGCCTAAGCCCTTCATCCCGAGGTCCACGATGACCACGATGGGGATGTAATCGCCCGTGGTGGGGGCGGAGAGGCTGGCCAGGCCCAGAGCGTCCTCAACCCGCACGGGATATATCTCGGACCTTAGGACGTAGCCGGTGGCGTCTAGGGCGCTGACCAGGCTCCCCAAAAGCTCTATCTGGTAGGGCAAGGCTACGGCCTGGTCCAGCACCACAGGTTGGTCAAAGGTCTGGATGGTGTGGGGCGTGGCGTACAGCTCCCGCTGGACCCGCATGACTAGGCTCGTGCGGTCGGGGGAGAGGTGGAAGAGGAGCACGTCCGAGTCCGGAGGGTAGTAGCCAACGGTGGCGTCCTGGATGAGGACGGGGTCCACGCCCGGGAAAGGGCCCCGCTGAACGAAGGACTGACTAAGGGGGTCCCACTGCCGCACCCAGACCTCCCCCTCCCGCTCGTACGCCACCACGTGCCGGGCCGCCTGGTCAAAGGCCAAGGCCAGGTGGCGGATCTCCTCCACCGGGTGAGGGAGGGGAGGCACCTCCACCTCCACCCACACCGCCACTTCTGCCCCCCGTGAGTCGTGCAAGGGCCAGGGGCCCTCCCCGGGCACCTGGGCCTGGAAGAGGCGGAAGCGCCGCTCCACGCGGTCCAGGAGGCCCGCCCACGCGTAGCCGTAGAGGGTGGCATAGGAGCCGTCCCCGGTGTCCCCCATGCTCCGAGGGCCGGGGGCCAGGCGCAGCTCTGGCGCGTAGGTGTTTCCTCTGCGGTAAACCTGGGTCTTCAGCGGCATAGGCGCTCGCGCCGTAGGGTGTCCAAGTACCTTTGCCGGTAGGGCTCGTACTTGCTCATTACCTCCTCCTACTGCATCAGGATCTGCACGGCCACGGGCCCTTCACCAACGTCCGAAACCTCCAAAGCCTCCACTAGGAAGGTGAGGTCTAGGGCGGCGGCGGGCATGAGCACATAGGGCCCCACCCGCCCGGAGCCGTAGCGGAACCACAGGGCGGCTTTGGCGTCCCCGATGTTGACCACGTGCCCCCGGGTGGCGGGCTTTCCCAAGAGCCCCGCCACGTCCACCACCGCCACCCTTCCTATTTCGGGGGCGATCTGAGCGATGAGCGGAAGCCGGGCCGGGTCATGGCCCTGCACGTCCCGCCTTGGGCGGCCAAACTCGTATTCAAGGATGCGTTGGATGGCGGCCAGCTGGTCCTTCAAGCACGCCATATCTGCCCGCATCTCGCCCATGGCCTCCTGCAGGCGGGCAGGCAAAGCCGCCAAATCTTCTTGCTTTATGCCCAAGAGGTTGAGCACGCTGCACCTCCTTGCCCCCCAGCCTGGCCGCCCTTGCCCAGGTTTTCAAGGGCGGGCCGCACCACAAAGGCCCCCAGGAGGGCCACCAGGACCAGGTACACCGTGGCCACCCCGAGGGCGATGCCCACGCCCTGCTTGTAGGACTGCCAGAAGGACGGAGCCTGCATGCTACTCCTTCTTCCCCACCAGGGCCCCCACCAGGGCTAGGACCAGGAGGAGGCCCACCCAGATCAGCGTTCCCCCCACGACAAAGCCAGCGCCGAAGCGAAGGCCGTCACCGAAGTTCAGGTTCACTTTCCACCTCCTGCCTTTTGCTCCATGCCCATAGCCCGGATGCGGGCCAGGGCGGCCTCAATCTGCCGCTGGGCGATGTCCCGAGGCAGGCCGGGGGCCATCTGCTGCAGGGCCTCCATGGCCTCCCGGAGTTTGGCTTCTGCCCGGGCGGAAGGATCGTACTGGGGGCCCACCTTCCGCCAGCGCTCCTCCGTGGCCAGGACCGCCTGCTCGGCCAGCTTCGGCACACGTTCGGAAAGCCATTTCTCGTAGTTAGCAAAGAGCATCCGCACCGCCGCCGCGAGGACGGGCCCCACCACGGGGATGGCGGAAACCACCCGCACGATGAGCCCCGAGAGAAGGGCGATGAGCCCGGCCGCGAGGAGAGCTTGGACGAGCCAGACGAGCCATACCTGCCCCTGAGGTAGGAAGTCCTGCACGCTCACACCATCACCCCCCACGCGCTTCACCCCACCCCTACCTTCACAGTCGCAGGGGGTGGGGGCAATAGAGCCGTCCTGGCACGTGACCAGCACTTGCGGGCAGATCCGATCGGAAGGGGGGGAACCCTGGGAAGGCTGCCCGCTCTGGGCCCGCCCCCCTCCCCGCCGGGCCAGGGCGTACCCCGCGTACGCCCCGGCCGCCACCGCCACCGCCACGATCCAAGCGCCCTGCATCCGTCACCTCACCAGAGGGGCACCACGGGCAGAGGGGCGGGCCTGCCCACATAGGCCGGGTTGTACCAGCCGCAAAGGCTCGGGACTACCCGGCAAAGGGCGTCCTGCCCCAAACCGCCCAGCCCAAAGGGCAGCTGGCCGCCGAAGTCACCCACCACCACGGGAGGGGTTTCGGTCTGGGCCGGGGGAGCTTCCGACTGCTTCGGCGTCTGCCCGGCGGTAGCCTGCCCCTGCCCCTTGGCCAGCTGATACGCCAGATAGCCGGCCACGCCAAAGCCCAAAAGGGCCAGCAAAAGCGCTCTACTTTCCATCCTCTTTCACCTCCCTCACCCGAAGGCCCTGCCGGTAAGCCTGGGCCTCCATGGCGTTCGCCACCCGGGAGAGGTAATAGGCCTGCCGGCGGCCGTTCTCCTCTATCCGGGCCAAACGCTCCCGCACCTCGGCCACATCCCGGAACACGAGCTTCAGGAACGCCGCAAAGGCCACTGCCCCCAAGCCCATGTCCATGACGTCCTTCCACTCCACTAGCAGACCACCCCCTCCGTGGCCAGCTGCTGTAGCTGCTTCTTGACCCCCTCAATCTGAGCCTGGTAGGTCTCCAGCTCGTCTTTCAGGGCCGCGTACTGCTGGGCCGCCTGGTCCACCGCCCGGGAGTCGTCGTAGTTGAAGAGATTTCCCGGCCGGGGCCCCTGCCCCTTCACGTAGTCCATGCAGGCGTTGTAGTTCCCGCCCAGGGCAGGGGAGCAGATTTCCCAGAAGCAAGCCTCCCGCTTGGCGTAGCTCCAGCAGTTCGTATCCGCGCTGGACCCCTTGGCCACCAGATCGTTCATCTTCTTCTTCACATCGTCCGCGGCAGACTGGAGCTTTTGCAGCTTTGCTTTCAGGTCCGCGCAAAGCTGCCCCTTGGTGATGGTGGGGGTTTGGGGGGTCGGGGTAGGAGTTGGGGTGGGAGTGGCAATGGGATTGGGCAACGTTGGGAAAGTCTGCGGAGGGGTCGGGGTAGAAATGGGTTGAGAGGAAGGAGGCAGAACCGGTTGAGAGGAGGGGGGCACGACAGGCTGGGCCGGGGCGTACGGCACACGCTGCCTGTTGGGATCGGTCATCCTCCAGGCGATGAGTCCTCCCACGACCACTGCTCCTATCGCCGCAACCCCCAAAAGGGTGTTCTCGCTCATGTCCACCTCCAAACCAGCACGGCCATCACCAGCGCCGCTCCTACGGTGACGGCGGCCACGGTGAGGGCCTGGGCCTGGCGGGCTCGGGCGGCGGCCTCCAACATGGCCCGCTCTTGGGCCAAGCGGGCCGCTTCCATCTGGGCTTGGGCGGCCGCCTTTTGGGCCTCCAAGGCCATGCGCTCCTCATCCGTGAAGATGAAGTCGTCCAGCAGGTTGGTGACCCCACCGATGAGCCCGCCAAAAACGTCCATGCTCACTCCTTCAATGCAAGGACCACCAGGAGGACCACCCCGAGGCCCACCAGGACCCAGACCCACACGGGCACCACGGGCTGCGCTTGGACGCTCGCGGCTTGTGCTTTGGCCGCTTCCGCCTGGGCCTGGGCGAGCTGCAGCTGGTACTGCAGGCGTTCCTGCTCGGTCAGGATGTAGGGGTCAATGAGGCTCCCAATCTGGCCCAGCCCGCCCAAGATCTGGGCCCAGAGGGGGGTGTCTCCAGCGCTCCCGGAAACGCCCCCCGTAAGGGGAAGGGTGTAGGAGTTGGAGAGGCTGAACCCCCAGGACCCCGAAGCCCCGGAGTCCAAGAGAGTGTAGGGGGGCGTGTACCCCGAAAGGCTGGGGGAATAGGATTCGGAGAGGCCGAACGGCATGGCTCACCCCCTCAGAGGCCGCCCCGGTTCTCCAGCTCAGCCAGGCGCAAGAGGCGGCTCTTGTCCAGCACCTCCACCCGCCGGCCCATGGCGGCGATCTGGATGTAGTGGCCGGCCCGCTCGTTCCAGACCATGGGCACCTGGGTGGTGAAGACCTCCAGGAGAAGGCGGGTGCCCGGCACCAGCTCCACCTGCTGGGGCCAGGCCAGCATGGTCTCCAGGTTGTTCTGGTCCACGCTGTGCATGGTGGAGAAGGACTGGTTGAAGACGGTGGCCACGCTGTCGTCCACCCCGCCCGCGTCCCGGGCCACCCGGAGGCGGAACTGCCCGTCAGCGTGGGTGTAGTAGACCTCAATGTCCTGGGCGCCGGTCACGCCGGCGGGCTCAAAGAAGGTCACTTGCTGGCTCGCGTAGTTGACGTCATTGATCTGGCACCGCTGCCACACCCCGCCCACCTTGGCCCAGACGGCCACGTCTGGGTGGTAGGTGGAGGGCAGGGTAGGGGCCCCCTGCAAGGAGGGGATGAGGTAGGGCAGGGTGACGGTGCGGGCCTGGGCCGTGGCCAGATTCTGGCCCGCGAAGGCGGCCAGGCCCTTCAGGTAGATGCGCAGGCGCCGCTCTCCCGCCAGGATGCGGAAGTGGGCCGTGTCCGGGGTGCGCATCTGGGCCAGGGCGAAATACTCATTGGGGCGGTAGGCCAGGCCGGTGGCGTCAAAGTCCTCGTTGTCAATCCAGGCGAACTGCCACCCCGAGGCCTGGACCGCCGCCGGGGCAGGCCGCGCCGGCTGGGGCTGCGGCTGAGGCGCGGGGGAGGGGGCGGAAGGGGCGTCCTGGAACACCCCGAGGCCCCTCCGAACCGCGTTGCGAAGGCTATCCAAGAGCGCCATAGTCCCTCCTACACGTTGGAGTTGTCCACGCCCACGGGCAGCTCAATGCGGGTGCGGGAGTCGTTGAGGTTCACGGTGATGCCGGGGTCGGTCTCCACGTAGATCTCCAGGGTGTCCCCCTCCCGCAGCACGATGCCCTGGGGCGGGGTAGGGGCGTAAAGTGGGCTCGCGGTCTGCAGGATGTTCTGGTAGAACTTGGCGTCCCGCTGCTGGGCCTCGGAGAGGTCGTAGTACGAAGCGTACTGGGCCTTGACCAAAAACTCGGGGAAGTCAAAGCCCTTGGTGCGCCGGGCGAAGTAGACGTCCGTGGTGTGGGGCAGCTGGTTGCCGCCGGAATCGTAGAGCTTGAGGACCACGGGGACGGGATTTGGAAAAACCCAAGTGGCCCCCGAGGGCACCACGAACTCGCCCACCTTCACCTTCTGCCTGCCGCCGTACGCCTTGAACTCGGGGCCGCTCCTCAGGATGGTGATGGGGCGGGCCCCGGGCCGAAGCCGCTTGATCCGCTCAAAAGCCTCCTGCATCCTTTACCTCCTTAGTCAATGTCCAAAATCGCCATGACCAGGTTCGCGAAGGAACCGGCCGCCACGCCTAAGCCGATGTAGTCCACCATGGGGTCCTCGGTCAGCTTGTTGTTGATGAGCAGTGAGCCCACGATGACCCCGCCCAGGTTGAGCAACACCCTGTTGGTCCGGGCGTTCGGGACCTCCTTGCTGGTGTCGGGCTTTCCGTCCGGACCCACCGCGTAGTAGTGGACACGCCCGTCCTCGCCCTTCGCCGCCCAGCCAAAGAGGTCGCGCCTGGACGTATAGAGCGCCTTCCGCGCCAGATAAGCCCCTAGCACCCCCACGCTCACGCTCACCACGATGGGGTTCTGCACCACCTCCAGGGGGTTGCTGGTGGAGGCAAGCTTGCGCATGTCCTGCGCCGCGATTGCCGCCGTATCCGCCATTCGCCCTCCTTCTGCCGCCCACGGTAGGCGGGGGGCGATGGGGGAATAAAGAGCGAAGCGCCCCGGAGATACGCCGGGGCGCTTGGGAGTTTTGGGCCGCTTCGCCCGGGCACTTCGCCCGGGCGAAGTGCCCCTTAGCCGTCCAGGGGCACGAAAACCCGCCTTTGTGGGGCCCTCGGGTCCCGGAGGACCAGGCCCGCCCGGTCCCGGTCCAGGTCCTTCACCCCGTACTCCGGGGGCAGGCCGTCATCGGGGCGCTTGAGGAGCCTGACCCGCTCCCCCAGCTCGGGGAACATGTCCGCCAGGGCCTGGACTTCCCGGGGTTCCGTGAGGCGGAAGGCCACCAGGTGGGAGGCCTGACGGCGCACCCCGGGGTCTATGCCCCCGGTGGCGGCCTGGAGCATCTGGGTGACGAAGATGGCCGAATGCCCGTGCTCCCTTCCCCCGGTCAGGACCTCAAAGAGGCCCTTGGGCACCTGCCCCCGGGGAAAAAAGTGGTGGGCCTCGTCAAGCAGCAGAAGGGTGTCCTGGAGGCGCATGATGGCCTGGCCCAGGGCATCCAAAAAGGGGCGGGGGTCGTAGCCGGTGACGTGGAAGTGGACCCTGCGGTGGCGCTTCAAAACAGCCCAGGGGTCCCCGTCCTCCCCCACGCGGAAACGGGCCTCTGCCAAATCACCGAACTCCGTCTTGCGGTTGACGATGACGAGGCGGCGGAAGCGGCCCTCCATAGCCCGCACGATCTGCCGGGCCAGGGTGGACTTCCCTGACCCGGACTTGCCCACGATGAGGATGCGGAAGGTCTGCCTGCCGCCCATCTAGCCCTGGTAGGCCTGCCACAGCTCCCACCCGGCCCAGGCGGCCAAGGCGAAGGCCACCACGGCCTGGGCGGTCTCGCACTTGGGGCAGCACTTGCCCTCCCGGAGGTTTTTCACCCGTCCGAGGCCCAGGTAGAGGCCTCCCACCAGGACCGCGAGGGGAAAAGCGTTCTCCTTGGCGAACTCCATCACTCCTCCTTTCGGAACTCCCGCAGGACCTCCACGCGGATCGTCCCCCGTTTCGTAAAGCCCTCCTCTCCGTACACCCGCCGCACGTAGGCCCGGAGGCGTCCGGGGCGCGTGATGGCGTTTTGGATCCACCGCTCTTTCACGCCGTCCACCTCCTCGCAAACTCAGCTATCGGAGAGGCTACGGCCTGAGCCCGGGCGATCCTCTCTGCCCTGCTGATGGGCCGCGTGGGGCCGAACTCCACCAGGATGGCCGGGCCGGGGAAGTCGTCTATGTAGAGGCGTCCGAACCTCGAGGCCGAAGAGGGCCTAACCCATGCCCCCTCCCCCAAGGCGGCGGCCACGGTGCGGGCCAACTCCTCGGATCCCGGATGAGGGGAGTAGTAGACCCCGGGCCTCGAGGCCGTGGGAGTGTCATGGTGGACCGATATGAAGAGCCTCGCCCCCATCCTCCGGGCCATGGCAATACGCTCAGAAAGGGGGACATAGACGTCCGAGGTCCTGGTGAACCCCACCCGGTAGCCCAGGGCCACCAGGTACTCCTTCAGGGTGAGAGCCTGGGCCAGGTTCAAATCGGCCTCCCGGGTGCCGTCCGGGGCCACAGCCCCGGGATCCTGCCCGCCATGGCCGGGGTCCAGGACGATGTAGGCACTAGGCGCTTGGCGGCGCACCATCAGGAGCACCCCCAGCAGTCCTAGAAGCCCGTACATCCATAACCGCACGCACACCTCCGTACGCCGCTATAGCCAGCACTCCGCCGCCCAGGAGGATCCGCAGCCACGGGGGAAGGTTCTCCACGCTCCCCATGCCCGGAAGGCGGTTCTTCCCGATGCCGTACTGGGCCAGGGCCTCCCCGACCTTCAGGACGTCCAGCACCTGGGCCGGGGGCATGAGGCCGAAGAGGGCCCCCTGCCAAGCCCGCAGAAACGCGGCCTTTTCCTCCTCCGACTGGACCCGCACCCCGAGCATGAGCAAAAACGCCGCCCCGCCCGCGATCTCCTCCCCGGTGAAGGGGATCACGGGAGGCTCCGCCGGCGGAAGCTCAGAGAAGTCTTCCGGGGCCTCCTCGCCTAGGGGCTCCCAGCTACCAGATGACGGGGCCGCTTCCGCTTCCTCCACCGGGGGCGGTGGGGGTGGGGTTTGCGCCTGGGGTTCCTCCACTACCGTTTGCACTCGCACCTCCTTTTCCGGCCAGGGCCACGCCCAGGAGGACCAGGGCCCCGGCCCCCAGGGCCGCGAGAAAGCCGAAGGGGCTCTTCTTAGGGGCACCCCTGGGGGGCTCCTCGGGCTCGGGTTCGGGCCTGGCGGGCTCCTCCTGCGAGGCCTCTTTAGGCCCGGCCACCCGGGGCTGGGACTCCACGGCGGCCTCCAGAATGGGGTCTAAAGGCCCCTGGAGGGGGACGGCCTTCACCTCTCTGGCCTCCCCCTCCTCCTCCAGGACGGCCTTCTCGCCTACGACCTCCTCCGGGAGCTTGAGCCGGAGCATGGTCTACCTCCGAGAGCGCTTCTTCCTCTTGGTCTTCCTGGTCTTCTTAGGCATACGCCCTCCTTCTCCTTCCACCAACAAGGGCCAGGGCCACCACACCCAGGGCGGCCAGCCCGAGGGCCCCCACGCCCACCCCCGCGCCCGCCACGGCGGCCGCCCGGGCCGGGGCCGGCACCAGCTCCACCGCCTCCTTCAGCTCGGCCACGATCCGCCAAACCAGATAGAGGACGGCGATGACCGCGGCGGCGCTGAGGGCCAGGGGCAGGAAGGCCGGGTAGATGTCCCCCCCGCCCAGGTAGCCCATGGGCTGGGGGCACTTGGTGGACCCACATCCCGCCCCCCGTAGGCGGGAGGCACAGCCCAGGGGTCAGAGGTACCGGCGGAGGAAGACGTGGTCTCCACCTTCAACCGGATCACCAGGTCATTTCCCCGCTTCCCCCAGTCCAGCACCCTGACCCCGGGGCCGTATTTAGCCTGAAGGGCCCGCTCCAAATTGGCCCGCGTGACCCGGGAAACGTCCCCCCCTTTGTGGGCCGCCACGATCTCGTAGGTCTTTCCCGGCCGAAGAGGAGCGTTGGGGTCCACGGGCACCCGCTGGTAGGCCATGCCCTCAGCCTGCCGTCCAGAGGCGGGCAACAAAAGCCCGGCCCGCCATGGCGAAGCGGCGGGCCGGAACGCCAGGGCGAACCGCCCGGGCGAAGTGAACCTTAGCGCTTCACAAGCCTGCGCACAAGTTCCACTAGGGCCGCGAGGCGGCCCGCCACCCCCTCCCCCACCCCGGGCAGGGCCATGAGGTCCTGGATGTCCCAGCCGTGCAAGTTGCGGATATCCCCGTCCAGGGCCTGGGCGATGGACCGGGCGGCCACTGGGCTTCCCAGGAGGGCGTAGAGGAGGTTTTCCAGCGGCTGAGACTCAATCGGCACCGGGTTCCGCTTGCGGGTGGCGAGGGCCAGGATACGCCTACCGGGGCGCCCTTTTTTGAGTTCCATCCCCCGCATCATAGCACGCCTCTAGGTGTCAAGGCCACGATGCCCACAAGTAGGGCCAACCCAAAGGCTTTCTGGCTAGGTGTCATGATTCCTCCATCCTATCTCTCAAAAAAGCCTCCTCCTCGGAAGTGAGGAGCTCCATCCCGAGCTTCGCCTCCACCTCCTTCAACCTCCGGTACACCTCCCGCCTGGCCTCGAGGGTGAGCCCCCCGGGCTTGCCGTCCTTCCGCTTTACCCGGGTCGCAGGATCCCGGGTCCACGCCCAAAGCCACTCCCGGAACTCGTAGAGGGGGAGGAGGTGGGCGTGGCCGTTCTCCAGGGCCCGCGCCATGGCCTTGTCCCGCCGCACCACGGTGCAGGTCCAGCACCCGAAGCGGGTGTCCCGGCCCCCGTAGACCGCCTCCAGGCCCTCCGTGGGGTAGCCCAGGGAGGGGGCCACGAAGTTCAGGTAGTCCCACACGAAGCACTCCCGCCAGAAGGCGATGGGGGCCACGTAGAGGGCGTTCAGACGCTTGGCCTCCTGGAAGAGCACCCCCTGGCCGCACTCCCCGCCCCGGGAGCAAGAYAGYASGAGCCMRTSGTCCCGSGCGTCCGACTCCCCGAAGCGCACCCCCGTGAGGATGGCCTTCTTCCCGGGAAGGCTCTGGACCAGGCGGTCCATGGGGGCGATCTTCAACCTGCGGGTGCACCAGCGGAAGCGGTTGTGGGGCGGGGGGTAGCCCTTGCCGATGATTTGGACCCAGAAGCTCTCCTCGGGGCGGGGGCGGGCGGTGTGAACGTGGACCCCGGGGTGGAGCCTCTTCACCGCCTCCAGGAAGGCCAGGGCCTGGGCGTGGAGGGTGGGGATCTCCAGCCCCGTGTCGGCGTAGACCACGTGGATCTCCACGGGCTTCCCCTTGCGCTTCCACCACTCCAGGGTGAGGACGGTGGTGGCGGTGGAGTCCTTGCCCCCCGAGTAGGTGAGGACGAAGGTCTCGGCCCCCTGGGCGAGGGCGGCCTCGAGGGCGCGCTCGGCCAAGGCCACGGCCTCCTTGAGGTCCGGAGCGAAATCGGCATGCCAGGAAATCATGTCTTCAAGCAGGATTTGCATTATGGCCTCCCTTGACTGGCTCACAGAAGGCCACCAGGTATTTCCTGGGCCCGACCTTCGGCCTCGGGATCCTGCCCGCCATCTCCATGGGCCCCTCCCGTATCTCCAGCCCCATGTGCCGGGCCAGGGCCTGGATCTCCCGAGGGTCCTCCTTCCCTCCCGGCCGGCGGATGGCGAGGACCAGCCGGCCATCGGGCCGGAGCTTCAAGAAAACCTGCACCCCATCGCTCGGGGAGGTGCGAAGGGCAAAGGCCACCAGCCGGCCAGGCTGCTCCAAGGCCTCCTGAAGCCGGTGCTGGAGGATATCCGTCACCGCCTCTAGCCGCACCCGATCAACCCGCATAGGGCACCCCCGCTCTGAAGGCCTGGAAGGGGGCCACCAGGTCCCAGTACCCCTCCCGCCGCAGGAGGGCCTGGGCGTAGGCCCCAGGGCTCCGGGCGAAGCCATCAGCCCGGGCTTCGGCCGCGAGGCCCACCACCCGGGCCAGGACCCTCATGGCTCCTTCCCCTCCCCCAAAAAGGGCCTGCTTGAGGGCGGCCCAGACCACCCGGAGCCAGAAGCGCACGCTCTTCTGGTCTCCCAGGGCGGCGGCGATGGCGGACGCCGCCTGCTGGGCCCAGTTCCGGCGGCCGTTCCGGCCCCCGGGGACGCTGGAAAGCCGGAGAAGTTCCCGGAAGTTCCGGCGAGTGTCGGGATCTAATAGTAACGGGGTTTTTTTGCTTTCCCAGGTGGCTAACGGCTCCCCTACCACGATCCTTAGGGTTAAGGGTCTACCTAGTAGAAGACCCTCTTTGTATCCCGACATTGAGTCGGGGTCACTCAACACCCGGGCCGTCCGGCCCTCCCGCCGGTCCTCCTCCAGGTCCCGCCAGGTGAGGCGGAGGTAGGGGGCCAGGACCCGGATGGCCCGGTAGACGGGGCGCACCCTGACCCGCCACACGGTGCCCCCCTTCACCGCCCCCTCCCGCTCCAGGGCCCGCCCTGAGGTCATCCAGGTCTCCCAGGCGATCCAGTGGCGGGCGTAGCGGCGGTACTTCTCATAGCGGGGGTCGTGGAGCCACCGCTCCACCGTGCGCTCGGAGACCTCCAGGGCCTGGGCCACCTCCCACTGGGGGAGGAAGACGTGGGCCTCCCGGGAGGGGTCCAGGCGGGCCCCCTCCCAGATGGCGTAGGCCACCAGGAGGCGCACCAGGGGGAAGAGGGGGCCCAGCACCTCCTTGTAGCCGTGGGCCTCTATGGTGCGCTCTGCCTTGGCCAGGATGTCCTGCCACTCAAAGCGGCGCACCTCCCGCCAGTCGGTATTGGCCAGGGTGGGGCGCTGAGGGGGGGCGGCCTCGAGGCCAGCCCGGTCCGGGGTCCCCGAGGAAGGGGGCTCCTCCTCGGGGGCCTCCTTGGGCGTTTTAGCAGGGGTCTCGTTCCAAGAAGCGCCCGCCTCCCGCTTCCGCTTCGCCTCCCAGAGGCGCAGGAGCCCCTGGGCCATGCCGGGGTTCTTTTGGGCGAGGTCTTCTATCTGCCGGCGGATGTCCTCCGGCATGTCCGGGGGGAGGTTCAAGTTCATGACGACCTCCCGTTCAGAAGCTCCTCCACAGCGTTGTAAGGGCTAAAATCCGACTTATCCGTGGGAAGCCCAAGGAGGTTCTCCAGGGCCTCCCGCTCCGTGCGGCCCGTGGCCGCCCAAAGGGTCTGGTAATAGCGGTGGCGGCCAGAGGCTTCCCACCGCAAAGAACCCTCCAGCCGCTCCACCCGCAGGTCGTCAAAGTGGCTCCTGGCGATCCGCCGCAGGTCCTCAAGCTTCAGCCGCTTCATAGTCCCAGCTCCCCCATCAGGCACTCCAGAGCCTCCTCCCGGGTAGCCCCGATGGCCTGGGCCACCTCCCGCCCCTCGTAGCGGGCCCGGGCCCACCACCAGCGCTCCCCGTCCCGAGGGCCCCAGATGTCCTCCACGTGCACGTCGTACCCCAGGGCCTCGAGGCGGGCCAAGGCCGCCTCGCCCGGGCGATCCGCCGGGGCGGGGCGCACCCGCACGTGCTCCACCCCGGCCAGGGCCTCGTACAGTTCCAGCTCGTTCACCAGGCGCAGGGCGTCCATGTAGGCCCGCCCTTGGAGGGTGCTCTTCTCAAACGCCGCCGCCCACCTGGCCCTTTCCCAGGCCTCCCGGGCCCGCGTGGCCTCGGGCTCCACGCCCATGCGCCAAAGGGCCAACCGCAGGCCCCGCTCCAACCGCCGGATCTGCTCGCTCAGCGTCATTCCGCCCTCCTCTCCAGCCGCAAAACGGAAGCGGGAGGCTCGGAGGCCACCCGCTCGGTCCACTCGTCCAGCCACTCCGCCCGGAAGTAGAGGCGCTTGCCCAGCCTCACGTGCCGCAGGTGAGCGGGATGCCCCGGCTTCTTCCGCGCCGCCGCGTAGATGTGCTTCGTGGGAATGCCCAGGTATTCCGCCGCCTCTTCAACCGTCATGAGCTTCGGCATGCCTCACCTCCCCGGAACGGGGGCGTGGGCCAAGGCCCAGAGGAGGATGAGCCCCGCCAAAACGCCCCCCATCACGTCCAAGCCCCAGTTCCAAAGCCACTTCGGAATCCCCTTCACCGCGCACCTCCCACGGCCAGCACCACCAGCACCGCCGCCATGAGCCCCGCGAGGAAGGCCATAGCGGCGGCCAGGGCGGGCCCGGGCTGGCCGTACCGGGCCCGCACGTAGACGCCCAGCAGGGCGTAGAGGACGAGGGCGAGGAGGAAGTAGAGGGCGAGGAGGGGAGTCATTGTGACTCCTTAGCGGTATCCGCTAGCGGTGATTTACTAAAGCGAGCCAAAAAAAGGTCAAGGTCCTCCTCCCGCACCCTCCATTCCTTCCCAAGCTTGATGGCCGGCAAAGCGCCTTCCCTAATCTTCCGCCTCACGAAGAAGACGGAGATTTTGAGCCGCTTGGCTACCTCCTCAGTTGTCAAGAGTTCCCCAGGCATGTTGTCCTCATGCTAAGCGCACCTAAAGGTTTAGTCAAGTACCGCTAGCGTGTTTTGCGTTGTAATGGGGCTATCTGTGGGCTACTTTAGTGGCGTGTCGGTAGCAACGGGGCCCAAACCTCGGAAGGCGCAAGTCCCGGAATGGGCTTCGGCCATCCGCCGGAGAAGGCTCCAGCTCGGCATGACGCAAGAGCAGGTGGAAGAGGCCACCGGAGACCTCCTAGCTCAGCGAACGATATCCGATATTGAGCTAGGGAAAACCCACCCCTTCAATCTCGGCTTGGAACGCTTTTTCGCCCTTTTAAAAGCCCTCCGCTGGACCCCGGAGGAGTTCGCCGAAGCCACGGGCCTGGACGTGCCCCTGGTCTACCGCCCCTCGGGGGAGCCTCGGGAGGATGTGGTCTGGGTGCCCGTGGTGGGCTCCGGCGTGGCGGGGCGGCCTTGGCCCGAGTCCGGGAGCATGCCCGTCCCCCGCCCCCTGGTACGCCCGGGCTCCGTGCTCATCCAGGTGGAAGGGGACTCCATGGACACCGGGGAGGAAGACGGCCTCCGGGACGGGGACTTGGTGCTGGTGGACCAGAACCTCAAGGACCTCCGGGAAGGCCGAGTCTACGCCGTGGAGATCATCGGGGACGGCATCACCATCAAGCGGGCCCGGCGGGTAGGCAACCGCTGGATCCTGGTTTCCGATAACCCCAAAGGCCCCATCCTGGAACCCGAAGAGGTCAAGGTGCTCGGGGAGGTCTACCGGAAGATCAGCATCCGGGAAGTCAAATGAGGCCCGATCCGCTGCTAAAACTGCTTGAAGACCCGGCCTATTTGGTCCAGGTGGATAGGGGGGAGCTGCTTGAAGTGGTGGTCCAGGCCCTCTTCGCTCGCCTGCCCGGGTGGAAGGCCTCCCGCCCAAGCCAGACCAACGCCCCGGACAACGGCCTTGACGTGGAAGCCATAAGCCCCCAGGGCAAGCGTTACCTCATCCAGTGCAAAAACCTTTCCGCCCCGGCAGACGCAAACCTGGTGAGGCTGACCCACGCGGCCAAAGACCTCCATAGGGCCCACAAGGGCATCCTCATCTGCCCCTCGGGGTTCACCAAGCCGGCGCTGGAAAACGCCGAAGCCCTGGGGGTGATGACCTGGGGGCCCGAGGAGTTGAGGCTTCTCTACCAGGCGGCTTCCTCCGAGGCCGCCATGCGCAAGCTCGGTCTCTGGGAAGCGCCAAAACCTCCGGGGTTTTGGGATGGCCTCGCGATCCACCTCAAAAACTGGCTTGCCCAAAGCCGGAAGGAAACGCTTTACGTGGGCATCGCCATCCTGATAGTCCTCGGTTTCCTCTTCCTTGTGACGCAGGGGTCTTCGCCCCAAAAGGCCAAATCCCCGGCTTCCTCACCTGAGGCCGTGGCGAGGGGCTACGACTCAGCCTATCGCTACGCCTTGAGCACCAACGACTGGGCCCCCCTCTACGAGTGGGCCTTCGCAGACTTCCTGGAACGGAAGGTTCTCCCCTTCATCCGGGAACGCCAGAGCCGGGGGTGCGTGCTTCGGACGGAAGAGCTTGAGCCCATGCGAATCACCGCCGTGGAAGCCCTGCCCGACATGGCCGAAGTCTACGTCAGCAAGAAGTGGCGGCAAACCCTGGTTTGCCAAGACAGGCCCCCCAAGGAAGTGCTCAACAAAGCCTTCAGCACTTACTACCTCATCAAGCCAGATGCAGATGGCCGGCTGAAGGTCTGGCTTTCTGATTGGAACTGACAGAGGTTTTTTGAGCAAAAGCCGCCTATGAAGCGTAAACGAGGCAGGGGAGAAGGCTCTATTTTTCAGCGCCGGGATGGGCGCTGGGCCGGCTTCGTGACCCTCGGGTACACCCCGGACGGCCGCCAGCGCAAGAAGTGGGTCTATGGCCGCACCCGGCGGGAAGTGGCGGAAAAGCTGGCCCGCCTCCTCCCCAAGGCCGGGGTGGGCTGGGTGCCGGACCCGGGCGGCCTGCGCCTCGGGGACTACCTGGCCTCCTGGATTGAGCACCGAGCCGCCACCCGGGACCTGCGCCCCACCACCCTTCGCAACTACCACGTGTACCTGAAGCACGTGGAGCCCATCGCCCACCTGCCCCTTTCCCGCCTGAGCCCCCTCACCTTTCGCGCCTTCTTCGCCGAACTCGCCGGCTTCTCCCCCTCCCACCGCCGCCACATCTACCAGTTTCTTCGGGCCGCCCTCCGGGACGCCGTGCGGGCCGACCTCCTGGACCAAAACCCCATGGACGCCGTGGACCCCCCACGGGGCGGGGCGGTCCGGCCGGCCAGGGCCTGGAAGCCCGAGGAGGTGGCCCGCTTCCTAGAAGCCTCCAAGGGGCACCGCCTCTACCCCCTCTTCGCCCTCATGCTCGCCACCGGCCTCCGGCCCGGGGAGGCCCTGGCCCTCCGGTGGGAGGACTGGGAGGGGGACGTGCTCCACGTCCGGCACACCCTGCGCCGGGACGGCACCCTGGGCCCGGCCAAGACCCCGGGGTCCCAGGCCCCCATCTACCTGGACCCGGACACCCAAGCCCTCCTCGCCTGGTGGCGGGAACGCCTGGAGGAGGAGAAGGCTTCCACCCCGGACTGGCAGGACCACGGGCTCATGTTCCCCAGCTCCAAGGGAACACCCCTGGAATACAACAACTTCAAGCGGGCCTTCTACGCCCTGCAGGAAAAGGCCGGGATCTCCCGCATCACCCCCCACGGCCTCCGGCACACCTACACCTCCCTTGCCCTCCGGGCCGGCCTCCCCCCCAAGGTGGTAGCGGCCCGCCTCCGCCACGCCGACCCAACCTTCACCGTCAAGGTCTACCAGCAGCTCATGGAGGAAGATCACCGCGCCGGGGCCCTCCCACTTGACACCTTGCTACACCTAAACAGCCGGAACCAACAGGCACCAGTAGGCACCAACGGCAAGCAAAAACCCCGTTCCCGCCACAAATCCCGTTCCTAA